GGTAACTACGTTTATAGTTTTAGCCCCGAAGGGGCGAAGATTAACAACATCCGATGTGTTATTAATTTCATTTTGATTAACAAAACGTAGATTACCTACTAAAAAGATCAAGCATTAACTCGAGGCGCACCTTGACGTGCAGGGGACATGGCGGTGCAGTTTATGGGGGTTCATAAACTTTGCGGTTGAGGACCGCGACCGCATGGTCATTACTATAAATGACACCGTGGAAAGCCGGGTTGCTAAGGGCATAAGCCTTAGCGCTACGGCTGGAAATATCTTGAGCCCATTTGATATTCGGTATTTTCTCGGCTCGAAGAGTCATTTCCACCTCTGACAGTGTTACTCCGTCACGCCGCAAGTGTAAATACTTGTCGGCAACTAGTGGGCCAGAATAGGCCGCTACCGCCTCCCAGAAGCAGTACCTAGGCTCGCTAATCACAACGGGCCTACACAAAAGGCGAGTCTCGTGCTCGCAACGTTGGGCTAATAACGGGAGCCTTGACTCGAACAACGCCAGATATTCGCGGGCCAGCACTTGCCCCGCGCCATCCGGCATATCCAAACCAAGCTCCAACGCCTGTCCGTAACACTCGTCTCCAACTTCACTTATTTCGTCATAAAGTGTGACGAAAGATATCCATTTATCCTTAAAATTACGGTCCTCGGCCGTTAATCTCTGCAAGTCAGCATATCGCTTTCCAAGCTTGCGGAAGACAATTTTATGATAAACTTTGGAGCAAAAGCTAGACATTGCTCCAACACGATGTTTGAAGATGACATCATTGCACATTAAATTTTGGTTGAAATTCAACATTCGCGTGCAACCGCCATCATCCCCTTTCTGAACCAAGCTATCGTCCAGCCCAAAATCAGTATCCACTGCTAACGTCGTCAATGTCATCCAGCAGTTCGCCAACAGAGTCCATGGTGCGCCAGAACCCAAGGCATACTTAGTGAGCAGGACACATAGCATGTCCATAGAATAAATTTTTGTCGTTTTACAACGACAGTCCTCAAAAAGACGAATCCATAAAGCGCCAACCCCGGCGCGTTTAGCAAGCCAAGAGAAGGCTTCAATATGGATCCGCATGTGAGAAGTGTCTTGCTTCTCAAGGTCAAACTCGTACATGGGCTTGGTCATACCAGCCCACAATGACTGTAGACGCGCAGTCAACGCTTCTTCTGAATAGCCAAGATCGACTATTATATTGCTGCGCAAGTTAAGCAGCAGGTACAAACTCATCTTAGCCACCATACTAGCAAAAATTGCTTGCATGTATGGATGCTGAGCCACAACACCTTGATTCTTAAGAAGATTATTAGTCTTCTTCGGAACTTGACCCTTAGGAAAAGCATAGCTATCGGCTTCCCAAGCCTCCGGCTCGCGGGACACGGCACGGAGAATATCCGTAAACTGTGCAGATGACTTCTTAAAAATGTCGGAGTTGGGAAGTATATCGACATCATTAAAAAGGCTCTCTAGCCTGGGTATGTGGTGTGCCATTAATCGAGATCGGTCAATGGATGGTGCTTTCCCTCTGGCTACCACAGCCGGAACGGAAAATATTGAGTTCGGTGCATAACTGACGAACGTATCATGTCTTTTTAGGTCCAATGCACCCAAATTGACTTTATGCACCGCGGCAGTCGTGCCGCTCGCCAACGAAGAAGGAGTTAAATCGAGCTGTGTCACTTGCACAGAGTCGCACTCTGCAAAAAGTTCCACGGCCACAGCTCGGGGTATGTCATTGTCCATGACTTCTAGCACGCCATTAGCATGTAAATGCCGCCACACGCTACCCTTCAACTCTGCTCTAGTACTGCAGAAGAAGTGAGGATATAACGCCAGCGACGCTGAACACCTATGATAAGCGATTTCTCTATTCTTATCTAGAAGTGGGACAAAGGGATGGAGGAGCACTAACGGTTTGACAGGCATGTCTTTCCATTGTGCTGGATGATGTAAAAATACAACACCGCGAGTGAGACCCCGCAGTTTACGTGAAACTGCGGCACTCTCGGCGTCGTACCGGACTTGGGTTGGAGGTAAATCCTTGAACTCGGAGATCAAGTCATCGACGTCCACAGAAGGGAAGCTATTTGCCAGCTCACGCACAAATGTGGTTTTACCCCCATTAGGGGCCATACAAATCACCACGACACGTCGAAGGTCGCGGGGAGGAGGAACATAATCCATCACATCTTTAATAACCTCTGCGTGTTCCTCAACAATGATCTCCTCGGAGATCCGCAAAGCTAAAGCACTCGGTAACTGCAAAGCATCGATACCATCGATCTTTTCTCCATTGACGCCGAGTGTGACGCCAGGTAAAACCTTAATGGAAGCAGTTGAGTCTACATGCAATACAGTTGCTACCCTCGCACGACTCAATGCGACGATAAGATGTCTCGGCATTTTCATGCCATACGTTGATTCAACATCATCCCACAAGATATGGGACTCGTTAAAGCGAGAACCCTGGGATTCATGTGCCGAGATCGCGGTACTCGTACGAGAGTACAGGCGACCTTTACCGGCTTGGGTGAAGGTGATGACGTTCATCTCTGCGTCAATATCGGTGGCGAAACCAAAAGATAAAGATTGCTCAACCTTAGTTAAAGCAAAAATTTCGCCCTTATAGGAACCAGTGTCCAAACCGATATGACAGCAGAGACGCAAAGCGTCCAACGGCATAAAAGACAACGGAGCGTACAGATAATGTGCATATGCAAACACATCAGGAGAAAACGCTTGTTGCAACTTAGAAGCGGCGAAAACTGCAGGGACCTGTGCAGGATCGCCAAGCGCAATGGATGAAGAACCCATTTGAAAAATAAATGCCACATGGACAGCGCTTAATGTCCATGCCTCATCAACAACAACCCATCGGTACCTCTTGCCGCAATGGAAAATACTATGTTGAGTATAAACATCAACATTGTTTTTCCCCAGGGCAGCAAGCTCCGATCGCCATGCGTCTGCCAATGCATTAGTTGGGCAAACGACACAATCCATTTCCGTGATAGACTCACGAACACATTGTGATTTTCCACTCATAGGCGGTCCTGCCAATATGAGATCGATGTGCCATATTTCCTTATTTCTATGCCACAAGTCGCGGGCAACATTCGCGACTGAAGCAACAGCAGGGATACCCGAATTAGCCACTTCCCTAAGGAAGTGTTGTACCTCATCAGCAAAAGCCAATTTCTTGGTTGCCGGTGCGTACTCGCGATTGTCCGTAACAGCTTTTGTGATTACGTCCACCATTTCAGGACGCATCGTGTTTACGGGTATCATGGCCCGGGAATGTGCTAAGAGTGTGTTTGATAAATAAAACTCTGGCACGGCCAATTCTGTAAGGTCGTCTAACCCCGAGAGATCCCATCCTCCGGTTGATGATATTGGTGGTCTAACGACTCGCGGATGCACGAGGACATCAAATGTGGTTGTGCCGCCACCAACGGCAGGTTTAACTTCCTGTACCACTACAGGGGCTGCATTCACTACCTTGAGATATTCCTTGTAATCTTCTATCTCCGGTAGACCAGCGTGATTCATGAACTCAACAACATCATAATGATGGTGCATTGGGACTACATCACGCAAGAGCATCTGCATTGAATGAACTCTACCCTTATCCCAGCGCTTGCCTACAGCAGCCAGAATAGTTTTAACTGGACCGGAGAAATCTCGGGTCTTGACAACCAATGCGGCCAACACCATGGCACGCAAAGCTATATCACGCAAGTGAGAGTAGCCACTCAAGAAGGAACAAATCTTCTCAAAGCCGGGTTGAAAATACTCGGCACTAACATACTCATCACTATCCAGTAGGTAAAGCAACGCAAGAGCAAACATTTCAACAGCCTGTTGCACACAGCTGCTTAGCTTCAACATCAGAGTTAGAAGACCATCGACGGTGATGTCGGCAACGTTTAAAAGGCCCTTGATTAAAGAAGTCAAGGAAAACTTTTTTCCGTATAGTTGCTTATGGGCATTTTCAAACCCATAATTGACGTACCATTTCATGAAACGTCCCCACCAGCCGATGCTCTGACGTTGAGCACCAAGAACGGCCTTACGCACAGTGTCGTTAACTTGCGCAAGGGAGGTATAATCGGATTTGAAGAATTGAACCAATCTCTTCAAAACAACAGAATTTGACATTATGGCGCAAGATGCACCAAGGCGCCTCAAAAGCGCTTTTGCTGTTGCCCCATAGGGGTCCGCCGCTTTATCTACCACCTCTTGTTGTGTAACATTTTTGAGCATGGGTAGATATACCATAAGAAAAACCGCCAGACCAGCAATGACATCAGTGTCACCGCTGAGGCGGGAAGCGAGTTCAACACCGGATAAAGTAACGGTGAGGGACGATGTATTAATAGCCATCATAACGTCCTGATATGATGACCCTTTCAAGGCAAGCCGCCTAATAATTGTGTCCAGACCAACACGATCAACACTGATGTAACCAACCTCCAAAAGGAAATTGGGCAGCCAGTATGAATTCTGCTGTGAGGGCGCTTGCCACGAATGGCTCACCAAGCCATCCGCCACGACGATACGTGTCAAAAACAGACCTTCCCACGCAAGGATGGTGGCGCGTGAAACAGCGACCGAACCAACAATTGGGCGGGAGAAACTCTTAGCCTTATCAATGGCATAAGAGACGGTGTGTCCGTCTTTGAAAGTACACAGATAATCGGTTTCATCCGTGTAATGTTGAGTACCTGAGTGCTTGTGATGCTGCGGTTTAAGGATCGCCTCAGGTGTGTAAAAGAAGGTGGAATAACCCACCAAGTGCGGATGACGCGACAACAGTTGCCCCCAGGAAACATTAGAAAGATTTTCCTGAGACACCACTAAAAACCGACTATAGGCTAAAATGGCATCAGTTGGGGTCCCGTAAGTGACGCGACCATCAATAATGGCTTGCTGCAGGACCTGACATTTCAGAGACCCGCAGTCACAATCCCCTCTCACCTCGCCGGAGGTTTTGTGAGAATCAAAGTGAAAGTAACCCATGCTAAACAAGTGCATTAAAGCAGCCGAAGGGTTAATCAAGTAAGTGAGCTCAGGTGCGCACGCACCTCTTACTGCGAGCTCTGCAGCCTTCTCGAAAAGCTGTGTGCCGGTGCACACAACCTCTCCCGAACCGTCAACAACGTATCCTGTGGTCCGCATCAAATCTACAGCGGATTCCAGCGGTAACAAACCGCGCAGGACTTTATTCTCGTTGAGTGCCTCTCTCACGATAACTTCTTGTTCAGGCACTGACGCAGCAGGATAAACCTTCGCTACGACTGACTTCGCATAGGTTAGCGCGCGCTGCGACCATTTTACCGAACAAGAGGTAAAAGGTCTGTCAGGTTGGCGATCTCCGGAAAAGATCTCCAAACCGGCAGTGCGTGCTGTCTTCAACATTTCCGAGACGAAGCCCGGATGCATTGCTGGCACACCGCATGTAGGGGTGTATTGCCAAGGAATGCTGTTGGACGCGGTTATGAAGCGCGAATATTGTGTGCAAACACTTGCACTGTGACCTACTACGCCACACTTAACACATCCTTTGCTTGGGCAAAGACGGTAGCAATGGCTGCTTGTTGCGCATACATTGCAGTAGGATTTATGAATGGCGGAGGCCCCGATTTTGGAGCAAGATCCGCAAAACAATGTTGATTTTGCATAAAGCGCGACGTTATCTACAACATCGGCGAATGCGACAAGAGGCTCTTCTGTTCCCTCATGTGGTGTTGCCACCCTTTTCCGGAACTCCTCGATAGGTATTTTTCTCAAAAATCTTTGCTTGTCTGTCATGGTTCAGTAAAGATTTAAAATTTATAAAATAATTGAGTTTTAGGAACTCTAACCCACGTGCCCGAAGGCAAAAAGTTGTAAACGCTCCCCATGAAATCAATTAAATGATCTGGGTGTCCGCTGTCGAGCGTCATGATGCAATAAAGCACCACTGATCTCTGAGGTTTATGGCGTGCCGCACTAGATCTGGAAGCTGTGTGTCAACAAGTCGGGGTACCCACCCCCCGTAACACGCCGCCGGTGAAGGATGTGTTAACTTGCTGCAGACCAGATTTCGCCCTGGCATATTTCTTGGGACTTTTTATTTGTTTTTAATATTTTATAACGCGATATACGCTAGTCACATGGTGGGGGAATATAATCCAGCCCAGCGTCATGCACAGTAGGGGTGCTTATGTCCCTAGCAGAAACTTCTAAAGTAAGCCGATACAACTGATT